TACGGTATATACAATTAAATCATCCCGTTTTAAACGTAAATTCATTATTACTTTCCATGAGAATCCATTCCAATGGCGATCGGTATAAGTTTTATTATTCCATATAATATTATTTTTCTTAGATCCATAATAACGAGCATTATAATTATCTCTTTGAAAAAATTCGCATGGTGGATTACAATCATGTAATACAATCGTTCCATTATCTTTTAAACGTTCTAAACTATTCATGACATCATTCATAACATTATATTCATATAAACATCCATCAATAAATATAATATCATATTTTAAATCGGCCGAAGTATTTTTAAAAAAATCTTCTGATGTCATATGGTAAACATTATCTTTATGTTTTTGATAATATGGGCTTGAAATTAATGGCGATGGATCGACGCCGTATTTATTTTCGATAATAACATCATCAAAATGCGATGCGTTATAAAGACCAATTTCCAAATAAGTTTTATAATTATTTTTTTTGATTAAGTGATTAATGATACTATTTCGATTAGAATTATGAAAGTCGTGGGCAAAATGATATGTTCCGCAATATCCATACATTTCGTGATTATTTTTATGAAATCGCAAACGTTTCATTTTAAAATAATCGTGTTCAACATTAAAATATTTGAATATATCGAATGTATTAAGAAAATTTAAATTATTTATATCTTCATCTAAAACAGTGTATTGTATATTTGTATTATTATATCTTTTAATTATACATGGTTGAAACCATTGTATCAATTTCGCATAATTATTTTTATTATAAGGTAATTTATTTGGCTTACTTTCTAAAAAACAAGTATATTTAAAGAGAGGTTCTTCAATAATATTTTGAATTTCATATACAGAATTACCATATTTATCATAATCTAATAATGGATATACATAATGAATAACAGAACGGTGATATATTTTTAAATATTCATTTAAAACTAATATAGTGGGTTTATATTTATCGATAATATTTAAAATTAAAGTTAAAATTTCATCAATTTCTGGAATAATAATATTTTTAATATTATAATCAATAAAAAGATAATAACAATAAATTTTAGGACATGCATAATACATGTCATTGATATTTTTCATTGAAGTATTTATTATGTCGATTTTACTATTCTCTTTATTACTATCGCCATTCGTATCCCCATTATTTTTATAAATAATTAATGTTTTCATTAGATAAATTATTTATAGAAAAAATTAAATATAAGAATCCGTATACGAAACGAAACTAAACACTTTTAATAAATTCCCATTTTAAATCATCACATATACATTTCCATATTTTATCTTGTTCATATGTTTTTTCGCGACTTTTTAATAATGGAAATAAAATTAATAATTCGTCTAATGATAGAAGTTCAACAAATTTATGTAATACATATGAATATGATAAGAAATTTTTCCGGTTTTTAGGACGATGTTTTATAAATGGTTCTTGAATTTCCTTAAACATTTTGCGAAGTTTTTCTTCTATTTCTGGTGTAATTCTTGGTGGTTTTTTTCCATTTAAACGGCAAATTATATATGGAATATGTTCATAATATTTATTATATCCGAGTTTTTTAAGATATCCTTTAATTTTTATATGAGTTAATTTATTATAATCTGTTATTCTTTCTTTTTTAATTTCGATTAATAATTTATCAAATACTTCTTGCTCAATATTAGTTTTTTCATGGGCTTGTATATGACTCAACCATTCATTAAAATGATTTCCTCTTTTATACGCAAAATATGATATTTCTGGCGGAGGATCTTTATAAGATGGTTTATCACTATCTATAACAACAAATGTTGTTTCCCCGCATTTTTCGCAAACTGAAATACCATCACTATGTATTAGTAGTTTTTCACAATCACATACGACACATGTATCATATTTTTGATCTTTTTTTAAATTTCCTAAATATGATGGATCAATAATTTTTAAATAATCATTCAATTTATCAGCTCTATTAAAATTTTCTAAATTTACTACAAAATCAGAAATTGTTTTTATTTTTGGTGAATCCTTTTTATTTTCTTCATTACCATCATCATCGCCTTTATCATCGCCTTTATCATCGCCTTTATCATCATATTGATCATCATTTTGATCATTGTTATTATGGCGATCATTATTATAAGATGATATGTTATTAATGTTATCATAATATTGATATAGTATGTTTCCAGTTTTCATATAGTAATTATTTTCATCTATATTAAGTTCGATATTTTCAATATATTTTTTTAAATCAAGAATAGATTCTTCTAATTTAAATTTTTCATTTAATTCATCGTTTGATAAATTTTTATTTTCAATTTTATTTAAGATATTATAGCGTGTTTGAAGTGTTGATAATTCATTTTTTTTATCTGGTAAATTTTTTTTTCTATCTTTAAAATATTTAGTCATTTCTGTATGTTTTGCATCTAATGTAATACTCAAACCATTATTTAGTTTTTTTTTATATTTATCTTTTGAAGTTAACATTTTTTTGTATAATATTTATTGAAATATATATTTATATATAGTATTTTTTTCACATATACACTATGCTTTTTAAAAAAAAGCATTGGCAAAAAGTTAATAATCGGCCTAAAGGCCGATTATACAATACATCATATATATTTAACATTTACTATAAGAATTATAGATATCGATATATGTTAAATATGCATAGGATGAACTGTTGTAAAAGTATAATCGGCCTTTAGGCCAATTATTAGGTTTTTATTCAGTTCCATAACACTTTTATTCAGTTCCTTAAAAAGAGTATTGCGTAAATTAAGATATAAATAAATATTTAATAGAATATAATAATTTATATGAATAATATAAATAATATAGATGATACAACATCAATAACATTTCAAAAGATGATTTTTGTATATAATGCATTGTCTCAAGGCTGGACAGTTAAAATGTTAGAAAAAGATAGATATGAATTTACTAAAGAAATAAAAAATGAAGAACCATTAAAAAAAGAAGTTTGTTTAGCAGATTATTTAAGGAAATTTATTCAATACAATATAAATATTGAAAACACAAATTTTTAAAATAAACTCACCAGTTCACTCAGTTCCCTCGGTTCACTCAGTTCCCTCAGTTCACTCAGTTCTAAAATATAAAAACTTAAGGAAATAATTTATTCAAAGTAAATGTATTAACTTTTTTTGGAACTGAGTAAATGTATTTTAACTTAAGGAAATTTTTTTGAAATAAAAAGCATGTTATTTCAAAAAATATAATGGTAAATATTGTGAAATGTATAGTAAATATTATGAAATGTATAATCGGTCTTTAGGCCGATTATTAGGTTTTTATTCAGTTCACTCAGTTCCTCCAATGCTTTTTTAGAAACTGAGTGAACTGAATAAAAATGTTGTGTTTTTAAAAAATTTTTTTTCTAAGTATATAATATAAATAAAAAATGGGAGGTGGTTTAATGCAACTCGTAGCTTATGGCGCTCAAGATATCTATCTTACTGGCAACCCGCAAATTACTTTTTTCAAAGTAGTTTACCGTCGTCATACCAATTTCTCGATGGAAGCCATTGAACAAACATTCAACGGTCAAGCCGATTTTGGCAAGAAAGTTCAAGCCGTTATTTCGCGTAATGGTGATTTGATTTACCGAACGTATCTTCAAGCAACTCTTCCTGAAGTTCAATGCCCGTGTTCGGAAAGCAAATGTTTCCGATGGGTTAACTACATCGGTCATGCTTTGATCAAGACCGTCGAAATTGACATCGGTGGTCAACGAATTGACAAGCAATATGGCGACTGGTTGAACATCTGGAACGAACTTACTCAAGAACCTGGACACCAAGTTGGTTATGACAACATGGTTGGCAACACGATCTTCTTGACGGGCACTGGTCTTAGCCACACTGAAGCCACTACTCTCTATGTTCCGTTGCAATTCTGGTATTGCCGCAATCCAGGTTTGGCTCTTCCGTTGATTGCTCTCCAATACCACGAAGTCCGTGTTTCGATCGAATTCCGCAACAAGGAAGAAACCTATGTTGCCAAGCTCGGTGGAAGCTGTGGTGGTTCGACTGGTTGCAATCCTGGTGAATGCGATTTGTGTGTCGGTTCGCTCGAATACGCTTCGCTCTTCGTCGATTACATTTATTTGGATACCGATGAACGTCGCCGAT